CTATGCCCGTCACGCCTTGCTCAATCAACTCACCCGCGATTGGGCCGCCCGTCACGGGTAAGGTCGTCACACCGCCATCCCGTAGCTATGAGGCCCGGGATAAGCGCAGAACCTGGACTGATGTACTTGACGGCATCTCCGCGCGTGAAAGTATGTGCTTCCATTGGACTCTCCTTAGTTTGTTAGGCTTGTCTGTTCAGATGGGTTGCCTTCTGGCCTTATCACAAGCACCTGGACAGTTTCTGCAGCAGCATTTACGGCTCCAGCGGTGGCGTTCACGATCTGAACCCCTATGGTATTCGCAGCCGTGACGCGGGCAGAACCGAAAACAATGCCCGCGTCAAGATCGGCCTTAGACACAGACACAAAGTCCCCGACCTTTACGCCTGCAAGCGTAAAGGTTTCCTCTTCCGAGGTATTCGCGGCCACTGATGGGATGTCCCAAGTTACCTGCACAACATTGATTGAGGCTGCGTTTCCCATGATAATTCCTGTAGACATGATTTTCTCCTTTTGAAAAATGGGGAGAGGCACTAGGCCCCTCCCCTGGTTAGATTTAAGCCCACAAACGGCACGACCACTCAGGGCGCACCGCTGCCATAGCGCCCAGGAAGTCCAGGCGCGTAGACATTGTGCGTGTATCGCCGTCAAAGTAGCGGACGAGCGCGATAGAGAACCCTTTGTAGTTCTCTTGCACGGCCATTTCCGCGTTTTTCGGCATGATGAGCGGCACGGACACAAACCGGAATGCCTCCTTGTGGTACGCAAGGTTTTGCTGGTAGGCCGTAGACGCAGCGCCTAGAGGCGTGATGGTATCCCCGTCAGCCGGGAAGGCCGTCACATTCTGTAGGCCATCGGAATCCGCCGTATAGAACCCTTCGGTGAGGGTCAGTGTGGCGTACCCGCTTGCATCCGCCGTGGCGTCCGCCGCAACAACCCATTGTTTCAGGAAGCCCAAGTCTTCCTTGGTAATGGGGTGCACGGCATTCACAGTAGCGATGGTAAACACAGTGCCAGCTTTGACGGTGCCTGTTGTGGTAGCAAGGCCTTCAACCACTAGAGTTTTTTGCCCTTCAACCGCGACAGCTGTGCGCACTTCAAAAGCCACATCGTTGCCGTTAAGGTGTGTGGGAAGCATTTCGCTCTCCACCCAGTTGAACCCGTGCGCTTTACCGATCGCGCCGCTTTTGTAGGTCTTCGCAAGCTCTTCTTGAGAGTTAAAAAGCCCCTTATTGGCGTTCACGGCGGCTGCGCTAGAGTTAGACTCCATGAGAAGCGTTCTCATGTCATCTTTCGGGCACAGAAACTTGTTCAGTTTTGTGCGAGCAGCCAACACAGTCTGCGTATCAAAGACATTTGCGCCTGGAGTACCAACAGAGTTCGCCGTTTCATTGATGGCTTGGCTGATATAGAAAGATTCCACATTATGCGCCAGAGCAGCTGCTGCGGGCTTTGTAAACCTCTCATTGAACTCTTTTAGCTGTATTTCCGTAGCGAACTCAAGTGAATTAAGTTCAACGCCTATAGAAAATGTGTCATCTAGAACCAGCGGCACTTTTTCTTCCGTGATATTCTGTTTTGTGGTAGAAATATCAAGGTCGCCCCTTTGCACAGTGAACCGCGCAGGCTTGGAAATATAGACAGTATTACCCGCGCTATACCCGTTTTTGCCCTTGTAGTCACTTTCGTCTGCCTTTGCGATTGATTTAACAAAATGAAGGTTGTCCGCAAAAGTCATGGCCGCCGTCCTGGCGATAATACCAGGCGCGTCCTTAATCGTGTTGAAAGTATTCGTAGTCATTTTCTTTTACTCCTTATAGGTGAATGGTTTACATGAATTTTTTTCTAAAATCGCCTTCTGGCATTTCCAAAGGCGATAACTGGCTACGCGCTCCCGCGCCTTGAACGCCGCTGACCGGAGTGGGGGCATTGGAAACACGGGCGCGGCGGACGGCTTGCAAAAGCTCTTTGCCCCTGATCTCTGCGCGTGCGGCTTCCATGGCGGCCTGGTAAGGGTTCATCCTTATAACGGCCTCTGCCTTGCCTTCCTTCATAAGCGTGTAAACAGCAAGCGCCGGGTTCTCCAGCTGGAGAAACGCCAGTTTTGTTTCATTTGACGCGTCACGCAAAATGTCCTCGTTATCCTCAAAAAGCTGTCCATATTCTGGGGCCTCCTTGAGAAGGGACTCGTGCGCTATATCTGCCCTTTGCTCGTATTGCTGCACAAGGACTTGCTGCTGTGCGGCGGCGTAGGCCTGCCTTTGAATGGCTTCCAGGCTTTGTGGGCCCGGCTGCCCTGCCTCAGTGGGCATCTCTCGCTGCGCGAAATACTGCGCGTGCTGGTGTTCCCATATCGCCATATCGCGCTGGTAATCACCAAAATTGTCATAGCGGTCTATGCGTGGCGGGGGCCTCATCCCTCCGGCAACTGGCCCCTTGGACGCAGCAGCACGGGCCTCTTGAAGCTCTTTTTGTGTTTGTTCAAGCATGGCCTCATATCGGCCAAGCTGCCTCTCTTTCTTCCGGATGGCGGCTGCAGCCCGCTTGTCGTAGCGCGGCGCTTCCTGTTTGGTTTTCTGCTCTTCGGCCTCAGGATCGCCGTTTTCTGGCTCCTGGGGTGCGTTTTCCTCCCCATTGTCGTCAGTGGTAGCGTCCTGGGCCTCTAAGGGCTCCATGGGCGCGTTTTCGGCCTGTATGGTGTCAAGAATTTGTTCAGTAGACATTGCTGCTCTCCATTGGCTGCGGGTTAATGGGCTGTTGCGCTTGCCGCTCCAGCTCCCTTGCTCTCAAGAGAAGTTCTTGCTCTTTTATCGCAAGCTCTTTCATCTTGATAACACCTTCTAGCTGCGCCTCATCGGACTGCTGCTTAATCTTGGCGTATTCAAGTTGTGTCTTTGCCGCCTCATTTTCCTGTTTTTGCCCTAATTGGGCCTGCAATTGCTGTATCATCTGCCCAGCTTGCTGCAATTGCTGCTGCACCTGCATGAGTTGCCCATCTTGGCCGCCCTCCTCTTCTAAAAGGGCGGGGGGCACCAACTTCTTCATGCGCTCGGCCAGGGCAGGCGCGCCAGTGAAGTCCATGTTTTTGAAAAGCAGGTCGCCCGCCACTTTCATAAGCTCGGGCTGGGAGCGCACGATCTCTTGATAGAACTGGGCCGCTTCCTGCCTGCGCGTGGTATATGGCGCACCCGTGATGACCCGCACGCCGTATTTCCCAACTTTCAGGTCATAACTTTGCTTTTGGCCAGGCACCATCCGTCCGTTGATGCCAACCTCCCTAGGTTCATCGTCATCGCCTACAATGCGAACAACGCGCGGGGTATCGTAAACGCGGGGTATGGCGCTCACCAGAATGCGCCCGACCTGCGTGATGGACTTAGTCAAGTTGTCCCCGAAGTGGTAAGTTGCCACATCGGATTCCAGCTTGCGCTGATTGATCGCAATGCCCGAGATTTCATTGCTCTTCTGGCCAAGGGCGGCATTGTAAATGCCCATGGTGGCCTTGATATCGTCCACTGTGGCCCTTGAGGCGTTTACAACGCCCGTGGGGATGGGTGGGGGCGGTATACGCTGCGGCGGTGGCGCTGGCTGCTCATTGACATCAGTTTGCTTGTGGCGCAGCACAAGTGTTTCGGGAGAATCCCACTCATCCATGTAGTCGTCCACTTGGCCTTCAGCAGCAATCCACTGGGCTTTCGGGGAAAGTAAGAGCAACTCAGTCTCAAGCGACTTCCACACATTGAACATGCGCTGGGCGTCTTTGGACTTTCTGATCAGTGAGTGAACACGGCGCTCGCCGTTTATCCACATTTCTTCCCCGTAAACTGGCACAATGGGCAGGTGCTCAGACGGGAATTCTGTTTCTTCCAAGATGTCCTTGCCGGACAGAACAAGGCGCTTGACCCGGCGCTTGCCCATTGTCCTTATGTTCTTTGCCTCAACCCCTTCCTGATATGGCACCACCTGGCCATCCTCCAGCAGGGCAATCTTTTCCTCTTCCTCTGCGACTTCAAGATATTCTGCGATCAGAATTTTGTCATCATCGCCCGCTTCTTTTTGTATATTCTCAATGTCCGCCTCAAAAGACACGGCCTGTTTGCCTTTGTAGCGCCGTTTAAACTCTTGCGCCGATATGCTGTCCACGATAAAGGCAAATTTGGCATCCTTGCCGTCCGGCTCAATAGAATTGGGGTCAAGAAAGACGGCCAGTGGGTTGACAACGCGCTTGATACATAACTTCTGTTCAAAGCCTTCCCCCTCGTACTCGTGCGATATCCTAATCCAGCCGATAGAACACTTAATGGCGCTGCACGCCGCAAAGTCATAAGCGTTGTCTGCGTTGCTGTCGTGCTCTATGGCCTTGATATGGCCTTTGAAGAACTCCGCCGTCTCCTGGTCTGCCCCCTCGGTCTCCGGGATAACTGTGATCGCCGGGGTATTCATGCGGATGTCGTTCGCGGTTTGGTGTATAAACTGCCCCAGTTGGTCTATCTGCAGGGCAGGGCGGCCACGGCTGCGGCGGCGCTCAAAGTCCGCTTCATGCCACTGGCACCCCTCTTCTCCAGACAGGAACTCCAGGTCTTCCGCCGCGTCCCGATAGATTCTCTGCCAGGCATCACGCGCTTTCTTAAAGGCGTCCTGCGCTCTTTTGATTGTTTTTTCTGACATATCTACATGCTCATCCATGTTCTGCTAGGGTTTGTTCGGACTGGGGCCACCTTGCGACGGGATAGCCCGCCCTTCACGCGCTCCACGGCGCGGGCCGCATACCTGGCCGCGTCCGCCGCGTGGCTCGTCCAGTCGTGGCGCGGGTTTTTCTTGAAAGTGCCCCGGTCTTCGTCCCACTCGTAGCCATAATTATCCAGGGCGTGAATTCCATCTTTGCATTTGTCGGCGTCCAGTGCCGAATAGGCCAAAGCCGTTTTAACCAGCTCTATGCCAGGCTGTATATTGGGCTCACGATCTAAAACAGTACAAAGCACGCCCATGCGCCCAAGCTGGGCCTTGACGCTTTCCCCACGGATATTGCCCTGCTTGCCGTCGTGCGGCAAAAAGTGCCCGGCGTGGCGGTAGTTATAGGGCCTGCTCTTTATCACTTGCGCGTAGTGGTCTAAAAGCTCCCCGCTGTTCTCATAATACTCTAACCACCGCAATTCACGACCTACAAACTGTAGCCACCAAATCGCTGTGCAATCCGTAAAGCCCAAATCCCAGGCCGTGAACACCTCGGCGCTCGGGTCATAGGGCACCCTACAGATACGCCCTTCCTCCCGCGCCTTGGCCAGCATGCGAGCATAGACCGCTCCGCTGCGCCGCGTGTCAAACTCACCCTCCCAGACGTGCGCGTAGGCGTCCGGATCGGCCCGCTTTAGCTTGTCTTTTTCTTTTAAAAGCTCATCGGTCAAAAACGGGTTATCGCGCCATGACACTTTGCGCACCAAGGTGTCCGCGTCCGCGCCGGCCACAAAGCGCTTGTAGACCGGATCTTCCGGGCTCATCGGGTTAAAGGATGCCCATATCTCCGAGCCCGACTTGCGCATGGTGGGCAGGACAAGCTCCCAGGTCTTGTCGCTCACGGGCGCAGCTTCCTCAACCCAGAGGATGTCCACGCCCTCCAGAGAGCGGATGCCCTGGATGTTGTGTTTCAGGCCCATGAACATGAACACGGTGCCGTTCTTGCCCCGTATCTCTTTATCCATAACCTGATAAAATGAATCCAGGCCGTGATCGTATATAATGCTCTCTAAAAGCGGCTTGACGCTTTCATTTATGTTCTTTTGAATCTCCCGGCCGCACGCGATGCGCAGCTTCCGTTGCGCGCCCAGCACGAGCAAGGCCCTTGCAAAGTTATGTGACTTCGCGCCGCCGCGCCCGCCATAAAAAATCTTGTAGCGTTTGGGCTTCAGGAGGTCTATAAACGGCCTCGGGATGGCGATTTCTTTCACTCTACAACGCGAACCGTCAAATTGTGCTGCACAGGGTTGTCCTTATCGCCAGCAATCTCTTGGCGCGCGAGCTTGGGGACATGATACTCAATGACGCTTTGGAACAATGCGAACGCCTTAGCCGGGTCATCCTCCGCGATCTTGTCAAGCCAGCCAGTTAAGCGGTGTGCATTACCATCTACAAAAGCAGCAATAGCAGCGCGCGCTTCTTGCGTTGATTTGTTTAATGTGCCCTTTTTCTTTCCCGATGGATTGCCTGATTGTCCTTTTTTAAAGCTCATTGCATCTCGCTGCAAAAAGCAGCGCCCCCGCCTTATGCAACTCTTGCCGCGATATGCGTTGCGCCCGGAACGCCAAGCCCGGCCCAGCGAGAATTTTCTTCTTCGGCCGCGCGCAGTTCCTGACTCGCGGTCGTAGCCGTTGCGCTGCCC